CCATGCTGGGTCAATCTCAATCCACCCTGCGGCCGGATATTGGCCCACCAGGTCTTCATGGCTCGGTCTTCGGGCTCACGCAAAGAATCAGGGATGTCAGCCAGCAGTCGCTGGACTATGTCAAGTTTTCGATTTGGCATCGGGGAATATCTGCTCCCCTTGCTTGAGCAACACCACTGAAAACTTGTCGGTCTTAAACTGCGTGTTGAGTTTCTTGGCCAGGTTGATGGCATGGCCGGCATTGGAGAATGACACCTTTTTGTATTTGGGTCCAGGATACTGTACCAACATGTTGGAAGTCTTGAGATTGATTGGTGCACCATCAAAAAACACCGCCCAGATACCTTCGGCCGCCAGCACCTGTTCGGTCTTGTATGATTGCTTATTGGTCACTTCAACCAACACTCGAGGTTTGGGTCTTGACACGTCATTAAACTCCTAGTTTTATTTATCTATTATCTAGGTAGTTTTTAGAAAGCACCACCCTGCACTTCTATGTTGATCACGGCATTGTCCGTGGATTCGGTGGTTTTTTGTTCATGAGATACTTGAAGTGCCAGCAACAAACGAGTGATGTCGGTGTGCAAATCTCGGGCTTCGGCCGTGGTCATGGTGACATCGCGTTGCTGGCGGTATTCTGCGGCTCGTATACGATCTAGGAATCTATTGATGTGCAAGCTCATTGGCTTCAGCCTCCTCACGGGTGCGGAACGGACCTTGGTACTGATATCTTTCCAAGGTGATCAGTTTGGGGCACTCTGTCACTGACCATGAACGTCCTTGTCGGATGCGGAACCAACCAGCAGCATACCAAGACTTGGATCTGGGTTCGCGTGTGTACAATGGTACCTGATGTCGCACATCATACACAGCATTATGCGGTGTGTGGGTGGTGGGATAGCCATACACAGAATCCGTGGCTTCTCGTGCGACCTTGCGTACAGCAGGTTCGAAATCAATGTTGATTCGCTTCTTGATAGTACCAATGGTCTTGAACATTTCTATGCGATCATTGATACGAACTTGGAAACCTCCGGGAGCAGATTCTATGTTGCCGATCTTGCGATCATCCTGCTTGAGTATCCAGTATTGGTTCGGGATCACTGCTTTTGCCACTATCATCTAACACTCCTTGGTAAGTTGCTGTGAGCCAGCGGCCAAACTGCTCGGCCTGTTCGCTGGCTCTGTTTAGTTCATATCTGCCACAGAATCGCATGAATCTCACTCCCACCTGGCCGATGTCTCTGTGTGATACCTGTTCGCGGATGGCAGCATCTACATAGGCCTTGACTTCATCGGGCTGTGCCTTGAGATCGATCAAGATACGATTGCGGAGATAGTCGTCCAGCACGCGATGCTCCACTCCTTCATGATCCGTCCAGCGTTGCAGCATGAGATTGTTCCAGGCATAGCCTTTGGCACCACGATCCGCGAAAGCTTCCTGCAGGCCCACTTTGTTTCGTGTGCCCTTGGTACGCACCCCAGGAAAAGCCGAAAACACATTATCACTAGCGTCTCCTCGCATGCACTTCTCAAACAACAACCATTCAGGATCGGGTGTGACCTTGACAGCCTTGGTTTTCTTGTCCATCACTGCCTGCCCCTTAACGTCATATATGCCAGTGACAGTGAGCAATTCGTCGGTGATGCCATTGTATTGATCCACTGTGGCGGATAGCAGTTGTACAAAGTCAGTGTCGCTGGAAACTATGGTGTGCTGATCTTGGGGATGTAATGCTATCCAGCGGGCTATGATATCATCGGCTTCGGCTGCTGGGTGCCTGATCACTGAGCAATTGGTTTGTTCAGCCAAGTATTTAGTGAAAGCGTCAAAAGTTTCCCAGAACAGTTTGTCTTCCTCTTGCTCGGCTTCGGTTTGTGCGGCACGAGCATCTGCACGATTCCGCTTGTAGGGTGCATAGTGGTCCTTACGCCATGATCTACCTTCCAAGGCAAAAACCACGTGATCTGCGTTGAATCTACGCACCACTTTGTTGATTGCACTCAAGGTGATGTGCAGGGCATAACCCACTTTTTCCCAGGCATCCCCGGCACGGAAAGCCACGTGCCGGGCTCGGAAGAACATGTTAGCAGTATCAATCAGCACATATCTCATGTTTATACCAATTTGTTTTTTACAATGTATTGTAGCATGAAACGGCTCCAGGCTGCATGTGCATCGCGTCCAAAATGCCAAGAATTGGGTGCAACTGTGTGATGTCCGTGGCTTTTCAGCCACTGACTGTAGGTCATTTGGCTGTCATATGGAGAAATATAACTAGAGCCCCAATCTCGATGATCTGATGGTACGAGTTCACGAAAATGATGATTACCATTGAAAAACACATGTGGTATTTTTTGTTCAATCAGTTCCTGATGAAACTGCCAGATTTCACGGTGTGCTCGATGCTCGCATTCTTGCCAATTCACATTGATAACGTATTCGCGATATCTCTGATGATGTGCAGAAGGTACAGTATCTGTGCCCGATGCTGTGATCTGATAATAACGATCGTCAATAAGCCACTCTTGTCTTTCCCAGGTGCTCCATTGTATGATCATCAGTATCTCGCTGGGCTCCCGATCCAATCCAGCCAACCATTGTCTGCTAGTACGCAGTATACGCTCATTGCTGGCCGCCGATTCAGCATCACACTTGAAAGAGGCCTTGACAGTGTCTGCCAGCAATCTACCCCAGCTCACTGCCAGATTATTTGGATGCGGGGCACGACCCATGTAAAAAAACTGGCCGTCATCTTCCGCAAAGGCATGAGAATTTACTGCTTCCGCGGCTGCAGTATGGCTGTCGCCGTTGACATACAATATCATCGTGGACTGAGCCTGGGACTATCGTCGCTGCCTGTGGGTCGAGCCTTGGCCAACAGGGTCTTGGTATCTTCTGCGGCAGCCACACGCTGCCTCAATCCACTGCTACTGAATGAATGGTCTCGGGCGTTGAAGATGATATCAATGTCACGCTTTTCACACTCGGCTTGGCCTGAAAAGTTGGTACCTTGATATTCTATGCCTAGCACACGGACATCTACTGGTAAGATAAGCAATAGGTCTCTCAAGTCTTGCTCGGTTGAGTACACCACTATCTCATCTACGTACCTGCAGGCAGACAACTGTATCTGTCTTTCTACTATGCTCTGTACCGGTGGATTTTTAGTGCCCGGTCGGTCTATAGTGGGATCAGTCTGCAGGCCAGCGATCAGATAATCGCAGTGATTACGAGCTTCAGCCAGCATGGCGATGTGTCCGGCATGGAAGAGATCGAACGTTGAAAAGGTGATGCCCACCTTCTTGCCTTCGTCTTTGAGTCTGCGTATGTGATTGAATATCACGACACTTCTCTCCGTCCATTGCCAAGGTCACGGCTCTGTGTGTATCGCTGTGGTGAAGGATTCATGGCCTGTTCTTGTTCCCAGGTCTCCATGACAACATGTCGGCACACATTTTGGAACCAGCGATCCACGATTTCCGCATCTGTGTCATCCTTGTTCATCATGTATCCGGCTTTGACCAAACGGGCCACGAAATATTCGTTCCAATCCAGTTCGAATGCACCTGCATGTAGATTATCGGGATCTACATCCATGCTTAACACAGTGACATAGGGTTCTTTTTTTTCCGTGGCCACGTCCTTGGCAGATTTGGTTGCCTTTGCAGGTTTTTCCTTGGCCTCAAGTTTTGCATTTTTTTTGCGAAAGCGATCAAATATTCCCATACTATGTTCCCCAGGCATTACGCCATATGTCAACTTGAAGTCGTGGGCTGTAACGCCAGCCACGTTCCAAGGCCAGCCGGGCCACTTCCTGTGTGTTGAGATTGTAGACCTGCGGCACACCGCCCACGGGCATGAGATAGATTGGTCCACCAAACCCGGCATGTCGATATTCCTCTACAGCACGCTCGGCATCGTCTACATCTTCACGGGTGGCCACCACAAACTTGAGATACGTATAGCCAATCATCTCGTAACTTTTGACGATGGTGGGATTGATGGCCGACTCCCACGACTCGCCTGAACAGGGAAGTTTGGGACTGACGCTAAAAGTCAGTCTATCATAGTCTCGTCCCACACGGGTGAATTCATCAAACAAGTAGTCCTTGACTTCAGGATACAGCCATTGGCTACCATTGGTCTCGAAAGTGAGATCGCGAAGTCCTTGGGCACGGCACAGTTCCAGCAGTTCGGGATATCTGCGTTGATAGCCCAGCAATGGCTCTCCACCGGTGATCACCAGATGCACTGTGTCTGCTCCGCAGTCTTGATCCCAGCGACCGTGCGGTATCATGGCATGTATTTCATCAACTATGTCAGGAACGTCTGCCTGCTGATTGAACTTTTTAAATTCAGGATAGATCGAAGCATAGGTATCGCAGCCCGATGTTACGAGAGGCAGATCTTCGAATCGTTTGTAACGTTCGGGATCTGCCCGTACCATCTCGATGATGTCAATGACTTCGGGATTGTGTCCTTCTATGATTTCATCGCGTGGCCGACCAAACTTGCGACAACGGAAGTTGCATCCGTAAGTTCGGAAGAACACACTTGGCACACCGGCCCAGCGTCCTTCACCTTGTAGGCTGTAGAATATTTCTGTGTAAGTGATTTTTTCCATGGTTATTTGTGGTTCGTTGGAAAAGGCCACTCAGTGGCATCTTTTACATCCTGATCGTAGGGTTCAACATTTTCTTTTAGGATAGCTGTGTCACCATAACCGCTGGCATCTACGAGATCGATCTTGACTGGACCCAGGATCCGTACATGATCATCTTCAATCTCCCAGGTATGATCTCCATCGTAGATCCAGGCTGTACCCCAGCGACCATCTTCATCTTCTAGTTCGCCACGACATCTGGCTTCGATTTCTGCTTTCTCCGCATCCGTGAAACCGTCGGAGAAGTTTACATACACAGCACATAGATCGTCCAGTTCACAGCCCCAGCCCACTTCGGGCCTACAGTGTATGCCGTTGTCACCAACTTCGTACCGCCATACTGCGTTGTCCTCTTCGCGGAAACCGTAGCCCCATCGCCAGATTTCTGTGACATCAAAGCCTCGGATGCTGCCGTCGGGCAAGCGTTCAAATACATCAACGAAGTATTCTATCGATTTCTTTTCTAACGGAGTGATACGATAAAGTTTTTCCATGTTTGTATTTTACACGAATGAGTTGACGATTCCTACCAGATAAATCACCGTGATTACCAATTGTACCACGAACAGGCTGGTCTTCCGCCAAAGCACGGCCTGTACCACCCAGCCCACGTTGCTGATCATGAGAATCCAGATGTTTAAGGGATACACATTGAAACTGGTAAGAACCACGCCTGCTATCAGCAGGGCCGTGATCCCCCACTCAAACCAAAACTGCCAGGGTTTCAGTAACCAGTCTTTCACTTCATGTTCCTGGCTTCTTCTCTCCAGGGTGCCAGGCTGACCAAGGGTGTCAGGGCCAAGATCACTGCCAACTTAAACAAGGTCGATCCAGACACGATGCGTGAGATGGCCTTGTTGATCTCCATGGGATCACCGCCCAACAAGGGTGGAATGAACACAAAAGCGAACAACACGAACAACACAGCATCCACAGGCAGACTCACCAAGTTGCTGACGAAAGTGCGAGACCAACTACCCCAGTCGCGATCCCATAGTCTTTGATACACCACGGTGTTGACCCACTGGCTGACCACTGTGGCGATCTCTGATCCGATCACGATGCCCAGGCTCAGTTTCCACACAGCATCAAAGTTCACGCTGGGTCGGAATTCCGGTGCGGGGATGAAAGTCATGGCATACATGAAAAGAGCGATGGCTAGATTTAAACACACGCCCATCAAGATCACTCGTTGGGTGATGGCAGCACCAGCCAATTTGTGCAGCATGTCTCGCACCACGAAAACCACGGCAAACAACAATGCACCGGCGGGTGTGACCACCCAACCAAAGTCTAAAAACTTGGCCGCGGCAAAATCAGCCACGGTCATGGCCATGATCAGCGTGGCCGAGAGTCCGATGATCCAGTATAGAGTGTTGCGGTCTAGACTCATCAAAGGTCGATCAAAAAATCTATCATTCAAACTGGTTGTGATGCTCATTTCAACTGCCTCCTTTTAGATAACTTATTATAACACAGATCCACACCAAGATCCAGGTTATTTGGTAACAAAAACATCGTTGTATTGCCTAAGTGTTCGGATGAATGTGGTGCATTTGGGCAACTGTTTTAGATTGCTGGCACCCACATAGGTACAGGTACTCCTAACACCGCCCAGGATATCCAGCACGGTATTTTTCACTGGACCTTTGTATTCTATTTCAACCGTCCTTCCTTCGGACGATCGATATTCGGCCATGCCACCATGATGTTTTTCCATGGCAGTGTCTGAACTCATTCCGTAGAATGTGACCCGGCCGTCCGTGATCTCACCACCACCTTCGTCATGGCCTGCCAACATGCCGCCCAGCATGACAAAATCAGCCCCTGCTCCGAAAGCCTTGGCCACATCGCCGGGGCAAACACAGCCACCGTCGGCGATGATATGCCCATGCATGCCATGTGCCGCGTCAGCACACTCGATGATGGCCGACAGTTGGGGATAACCCACACCGGTCTGTATGCGAGTGGTGCACACACTGCCAGGGCCGATGCCCACTTTCACTATGTCTGCACCACGCAGGATCAACTCCTGTGTCATGTCTGCCGTGACCACATTGCCGGCTATGATCACATGTTGCGGAAAAGTCTGTCGCACATGTTCAACAAAGTCACCGAAATGTTCGCTGTAGCCGTTGGCCACGTCTATGCAGATGAACTTGATCTGTGGCTGTGCTTTGAGTATCACTTCGAGTTTGGCAAATTCTATGTCGCTGGTGCCGGTGCTCACAGCCAATCTATCAGGATCGATCTGGCTGCATTCGCGATTCCAGTCGGCCACAGTGTGATTTTTGACCATGCAGGTAAACATTTTGTGGTCAGCCAGACTGTGAGCCATGGCCCATGTGCCCACTCCGTCCATGTTGGCTGCCATGATGGGCACTCCCGACCAGGTTTGTTGGCTGTGTCGGAAACGGTAAGTGCGTGATAAATCTACTTCCTTACGGCTGCCAAGAGTACTACGCTTGGGCCTGATTAGAACATCACGGAAATCCAGTTTGATGTCTTCTTCTATACGCATGCTTCTTCTTCCAGGTATCGCCGGAGTTCTTTGTCCGTGGGTTCCACTCGGTGATTTTGTTTGAAAAAGATCTCATATGAATCTGAGCCGTACTTGCCGATGCCATAGAGTTCGGTGGCATCCTGGTGATCCCAGGTCAAAAAGTCTTCGGTCATTCTTCGCAATCTGTTATAACGCACATTAACCATGCCCAATGGCCATATAATCTCTTTTACCTCTTGCTCTGTTGCTTTTAGGAATTGATTTGGAGTTTTCCATTTGTTTATGAATATAGGAAACACTGTTTTCACTGGTTTGCGTCCTGTTTGGTTGAGCATGATTACAGCCACCATGTGTTGCCAGGCACCATTGACCGTAAATCCAGCAGGCAGTTGTTGCTGGACCATCAAATCATCACGCAAGGGTTGGATCATTCTTGTTGTTCTTGGGGATTCCATTTACGCCACCATTCTTCCCAGGGGAAAACGATCCACTGCGGATCTTCAAACTTGTTCACATGCTCAGCAGCGTAATCCACAGCGATTTCATTTTTGCTGCTTTCGTTGTTGTACAGCACCGCGATGCGTACAGTGTTGTTCCATACATCAGCCCAGCCTGGATCTGTGGGCAAGCATGATCCCTGCCAGTCCTGTCGGATCCAGTTGATGGTGGCACCTGAATCATTGATGTCGTCCACTATGAGTATGCGGCGGCGTTGCCCAGCATCACAGCGGGTCCAGGAGTAGTCATTGCCGGTGGCTGGCAAGTAGCCAAACGCATCTTCGGCCATCCAGGCATTGGTTTCTGTTTCGCTGTCACTGCGTAGGCTGACCTTGAGGGCATGCATGGGCACGTCCAGATACTGCGAGATCAAGGTGGCAGGAGTGAGCCCGCCGCGTGTGATGCCCACGATGTAGTCTGGGCAGAAACCATCCAGATACATCTGGCGGATGATCTCCTGGGTTTGGCGTTCAACATCGGTCCAACTCACATAGACTTTTTTCATGCTGCCTTCACGTCTGGGATATCATGTGCTATCATGTCGGAGATCCAAGCATAAGTCTGTTCTAATCC